CGGTTGGACCTTTGGCGGTGCTGTATATAAAACCTTGGCTGCGGCTAAAAGAGCGTATAAAGCTTACTTAGCCAAGAAGCATAGTGCTAAACGGAAGTAAGGGGCGTAGTTATGGCTCTCACCTTTGGTGGCGATCCGAAGTTGAACGCAAGGGCGAAGGCGAAGGCGAAGGCGAATCGTCGGCTTCACCAAATTATAAGGGGGGGCGCTCTTAAAAACGATCCGAAGCTTAAAGCGAAGGCGAAGGCTGAGCGCTATAAGCGGAGAGCAAAGGCTCGCAGTAAAGGTCGTACTACAACGAGAAAGAAGGGATGAAGTAATATGCCTAATGTAGCTGGGGTTCAGTTCCCCTATACCCCGCAAGGGGTACAAGCCGCGCAATTGTATCAAAGGTCTTTGTCACCAAGACGGGGCCTGGGTTTTCGTCCTATTCGCATGGACAACGGTGGCAGCGCCGAAGCAAAGGCTATTGCCCAAGGTCTTTATGCTCTTATGAGCGATGGAACGAATGAGGAGGTTCAGGCCTACGTAAACAAGAATCGGAAAGATCTTGAAGAGATAGCCAAGATAGATGATCGAATGTTTGATATGCTTCGCCGTGTGTTATATGGCGACGAGGCTGTGGGTGTAGGCGGTTCCCAAATAATGGAGGAGGGGGCCTTGGGTGCGGCTGCGGGTACAGGGGAGGCTTTAACGGAAATGAATACAGCCAATGATGAAGCTTTATTGGGTCCTGTATTCCACGGGGATTTTACGGACGAGGAAAAAGGGTATTGGAACCGAGCCCGTGGAGCAACAGAAGCGCGCGAACAGTCCACTATGGGCAGTCCCACAGGGCTCCCTCCTTATCTTGGCGTTCCTCAAACCATACCACCAAATATAGTTAGAGACGCTGACGCTGCCTTTGCTGCGAGAAAAGCTTCAGAAGCAAAGCAATTGCGCGCCATGCAAGGACCTGTGTCTAATCCTCCGCTTTTTCCTCAAGGAATGCGCCACGGCGGCGTTCCCAGAGGAACTGTGGCCGGGGAGCTTGAACCGCGCGGCTATCTGACTGCGCGACAAGCGGGTAAAACCATGCGTGAGCGGGCTAAAGGACTAAGGGACCCGCGCAGATACGGCGGAATTGGCTCTCTCTATAATAGGTACGGGTAAATAAGTATGCCGGATACACCCCTTCCCAGAAGTAATTTTGGGACCTCTTCCCTTGTAGAAAGACGAAATGAAATCCCTCCTGTCGAATTGGACGTTGAGGAAGGCCCTGGGGCCGTGGTTGCTGTAGAGGGAGACGCGGTAATTGAAGCTCCCGGTTTGTCTATTGAGATGGAGGATGATGGTGGGGTTGTGGTGGATTTTGATCCACGGATCACGGCCCAAGGTTCCGGAGATTTTTACGATAATTTAGCGGAGGAGCTTTCGGACGCTGATTTAGGTCGTATTGCGTCCACGGTTCTTGAAGAATATGAATCGAACAAGACCGGGCGCAAGGACTGGGAAGACACTTATGTGAATGGTCTTGAACTTCTTGGTTTCAAGTATCAGGACCGCACGGAGCCCTTTAGGGGGGCCACGGGTGTAACACATCCTTTATTGGCCGAAGCTGTAACGCAATTTCAGGCGCAGGCTTTTGGAGAGCTTTTCCCGTCCGGGGGACCTGTCAGAACTGAAATTATTGGAAGAGTAACACCTGAAGTCGAGCAGCAGGCAGAGCGCGTTCGTCATTACATGAATTATCAAGTTACCTGTGTAATGAAGGAGTACACGCCGGAATTCGATCAGATGCTGTTTTATCTACCGCTGTCGGGTTCTACTTTCAAGAAGGTATACTACGATGAGTTTTTGGGTAGGGCTGTTAGCAAGTTCGTACCTGCTGAACAACTGGTTGTCCCTTACACGGCGACGGATCTTGAGACTGCTGAAAACGTTACACACGTTATTCAGATAAGTGAAAATGATTTACGCAAGAAACAGGTCGCCGGTTTTTACAGTGATATTGAGGTCTCTCCTTCACAGACCGATCCTTCTCAAGTCCAGGAAGAGATGGATGATATCTCTGGCGTGGAACCGTCTTACCTGGACACTGAGGTAACCTTATTGGAATGCCATATTGATTTGGATATTCCGGGTTACGAGGATGTCGGAGACGACGGTGAGAACACCAAGATCAAGCTTCCTTATATTGTAACGGTATCCGAGAACAATGGAAAAGTTCTGAGTATCCGACGCAATTGGCAGGAAGAAGATTCCAACAGGAAAAAGATTCAATATTTTGTTCATTTCAAGTTCTTGCCCGGTTTTGGTTTTTACGGTCTTGGCCTAATCCACATGATTGGAGGGCTAAGTCGAACGGCGACGGCGGCGCTACGTCAATTGATAGATGCCGGGACCCTGTCCAACCTCCCAGCGGGGTTCAAGGCGCGCGGACTCCGGATCCGTAATGATGATGAGCCGTTGTCGCCGGGAGAATTTCGCGATGTAGATGCTCCGGGGGGCGTGATTCGCGACGCCTTGATGCTTCTTCCTTATAAAGGAGCCGATGCAACGCTATTTCAATTGATGGGCTTTTGTGTGGAAGCGGGTCAAAGGTTTGCTGCTGTATCTAATCTCCAGGTTGGTGATGGCAATCAGCAGGCTCCTGTTGGTACGACTATTGCCATGCTGGAGCAGGGAGCCAAGGTAATGTCCGCTATTCATAAGCGGTTGTACTATGGCCTTAAAGAGGAATTCTTGTTGCTGGCTCATGTTTTCGGGGAATTTTTGCCGCCGGAATATCCTTACAACGTCGTAGGTGCGGAAAAAACCATAAAGGCAGAAGATTTTGATGACAGGGTTGATGTTATTCCCGTATCTGACCCCAACATCTTCTCAATGGCGCAACGGGTTACGTTGGCACAAACGGAATTGCAACTGGCACAATCGGCTCCTGATCTTCATAACATGTATGAAGCGTACAGGCGCATGTATAAGGCGATTGGTGTACGTGACGTTGACACCATTTTAAAGCCTATGGAACAAGGGGATCCGGCACCCAAAGATCCCGCAGCAGAAAACGCCGACTCTTTAGAGAGCGTTCCTTTGGAAGCTTTTGAGGGACAAAACCACGACGCACATATTATGGCGCATCTTGTATTTGGTTCTTCGGGAATGGTTGCACAAATGCCCCCGACAATTATGTCTCTTCAAAAACACGTAATGGACCACCTTGCGCTGAAAGCAAGGGAGCAGGTTATGGCACAAATGGGTCAACAGTTGCAGGGCCAGGAAATGTCTCCCGAACAGTTCATGCAGGTTGAAGGGGCTGTTGCAGAGTTAATTTCTAAGGGAATGCAGGAAGTGAAGCAAATTAGTTCCCAAATCAGTGGACAGGGTCAAGAAGATCCTCTTATCGCCCTCAAGGCGCAGGATTTGGAAATCAAGGCGCGCAAAGATCAGCAAGATACGAATATTGATTTGCAAAGGCTTGAACTAGACAAGCAGAAAAATGCTAATACAGTGGCTTTAGGCAACCAACGCATTCAATCCAACGAGGGGATTGTGGATGCTCGGATAGATGCCGCTAGAGAACGTGAGATTATGAAACTAAGGTCGAAGTAGGAGATTATTATGGCTGATAATAAAAAAGGTCCTTCCGTGGGTCCGATTGCTAAAGGTATGATCATTAAGGGTCAAGGAAAAGTTCCTTATCACGGCCCTGAAGACGTTGCTACGCCACAAACTGCCAAAGGCACGGTGCAAAAAGGCACTAATCCAAAGGGCGGAATGGGTGCTGCGCTTCGGGGAGGCACCTTTACTTACTAATTAGGAGAGTACCCATGTACAAATGGTTTATGGGCCGTGTTAAAGAGCCCTCTACTTATGCGGCGATATCAATTGCGGTCAGTGGCGTAGGGGTTTTGATAGACCAACCCTACATGATTATAGGTGGCATAGCCGTTGCTGTCCTTGCCTTTATCCTAAAGGAAAAAGGTGTTTATTGAGGGGGGTTATAGTGATTTACCGTAACAGCAGGACTTAACTTATGCTGGCTTCTTTGATTCCAAGTTTACTTCCATTAGTCGGGGATGTTTTAGATCGATTTTTCCCGGATAAAGAGAAGGCTGAACAGGCCAAACGGGAAATTGAATCTCAGTTCACTGAACATTTAGCCAACATTGATCTTGCTCAGTTAGAGGTAAACAAAGAAGAAGCCAAAAGTAGAAATATTTTTATTGCTGGTTGGCGACCCTTTATCGGTTGGACGTGTGGCCTTGCGCTATGTTGGACATATATTCTTCAGCCTATAGCGCAGTTTGTCCTAGCGCAAACAGGTCATTTAATTGATCTTCCCGGTCTTGATATGAGCACCATGATGCCGGTTCTTCTTGGGATGCTGGGATTAGGCGGCTTACGAACCTGGGAAAAGCAAAAGGGTGTTACTAAATAATGGAAGAAGTTTATTTAGCGCAGCATCTTTTAAAGGTTATAAAAGAGCGGCGTGACCGGATTACGCAAATGCTAGAATCTGGATCCCCTGATAATATGGAAGAATACGCTCGATTAGTTGGTTCTTTGGAATCTTTAGATTATATTGGTGCGGAATTAAGGCAAATCCTTGACAAGCAGGAGGAATAAGATATGGGTGCTGTTAAGCAAGCACTGTTGGAAGAGCTTGACGCGGAAAATTGTCAACAAGAAAGAGAAAAAGAAGAACAATATTTGTTGGAAGATGAACTAGAGAGACAGCGTGAAGAAGACCTCATGACCCCATTAATTGCTAAAGGCGCAGATATAAAATGACTGTCCAAGACAAGACCGCAAAAGTAGTTTCCTTGGAGAAAGCTTACACAAAGCCTGAAGAAAAGGTTTTGGATCCAACTAAAATTGATCAAAGCTCCATGGAGCGTTTGCCGATGCCCTCGGGCTGGCGAATCCTTATTCTTCCTTATAGAGGGAAGGGTAAAACAGAAGGTGGCGTTTTGCTTCCAGATCAGGTCATAGATCGTGAAGCAGTAGCTACGGTATGTGGCTACGTATTAAAGGTGGGGCCGCTTGCTTACAAAGATAAGAAGAAGTTTCCCGAAGGCCCGTGGTGCGCGGAGAAGGACTGGGTGATTTTTGGCCGTTATGCGGGAGCAAGGTTCAAGATTGATGGGGGGGAAGTTCGTATTTTAAATGATGATGAAATCATCGCTGTTATCCAGGATCCAGAAGATATCCTGCACATGTAACATGGAGACCGACCATGCCAGACACTAATGAAGAAATGATTGATCTTCCCTCAGAGGGAAAAGCTGTGAACGTAGAGGTGGAATCTGTTGCGGAAGTTGCGGCAGATTCCGGCGATGGCGAACACGAAGAGTATAGCCAGAAAGTTCAAAAACGCATCGATAAGATGACGCGCAAATTGCGCGAGGCTGAAAGGCAGCAACAAGCTGCCCTACAATTCGCCCAGGGTATGCAGAAAGAAAATGTTTCCCTGAAAAATCGGGTGCATGATTTGGATGCAGGCTATGTAAATGAATATGGTGACCGCATAGCTTCTCAATCGTCTGCGCTTGAGAAAGATTTGGAGGTGGCTATTGCCACCAACAATACCTCTGAACAGGTCGATTTAAATAAAAAGATGGCTCAACTAGCCATTGAAGAGGAGCGGGTTAAGGCCGCGAAACTTGAGCAAGCAGCCTTTGTTAAGCAGGCGCAGGCACAAGCGCAAATGCAGCAGCCTTTGCCACAAGAAAATGTTCCTGTAAGAGCGGACCCCAAAGCAGAGGATTGGGCAAGTAAGAACGAGTGGTTTGGCGAAGATGACGCCATGACTTTCGCCGCTTTTGGAATTCATAAGACATTAGTTGAAAAAGAAGGCTTTGACACAAATAAGCCAGACTATTATGATGAGATAGACAGAAGAATGCAGGAGGCATTTCCTCATAAATTTAACGGCACTGCCGGAGGGGAAGTTGTCGCCGTAACAGAAGGTCGCCGTCCCCAACAGGCCGTCGCCTCTGCCGTTCGCTCCAGTAGTTCTGGGCGCAAAACAGTAAGACTTTCTCCTAGTGAAGTAGCTATCGCTAAAAAACTAGGGGTGCCACTTGACGAGTACGCGAAACACAAGACTATTACGTGATGGGAACGATGTTATGAAAGATACAAATGTTGATCGAACTCCTCGCGCGTCCGAGACACGTACGGCAAAACCACGCCGGAAGCCTTGGGCACCGCCGTCTTTATTAGACGCTCCCGACCCACCGGAAGGCTATGCCCATCGATGGATAAGAGCCGAAGTTAGGGGCTTTGATGATCGGAAAAATGTTTCCGCCCGCATGAGAGAAGGGTGGGAGTTGGTCCGAAAAGAAGAATACCCTGAATTTGAAGCTCCGACCATTGATTCTGGCAAATATGAAGGCGTCTTTGGTGTAGGAGGACTTTTACTGGCACGTATTCCAGTAGAGATTGTGGAAGAACGGACTGATTATTTCAAGAGTAGAACTTCTGAAGCTATGCAGGCCGTTGATCACGATCTCTTAAAAGAGACGCAGCATCATTCGATGGCGATTC